AACTATGATTGATTTGATGTCCTTTTCCATCAGCTTTCTTGTTAACTTTTCTTCATGCATATTTGCTTGTTGAACAACTTTCTTTGATTGTTCATTTATCAAAGCATCAATTTCTTCATCAAGTTTTTTCTTTTCCTCTATGAAATCAAGTCTTGTCATTTTTCCTAGTTTATATTTCTCATAAGAAGCAAGCTTTTTAGATTCTAAATCTTGTATGAGAACATCAGAGTCAATTAGATACTTCTTCTGCTCTTGTATTTCAGAAGAAATATCACATTTAACTTTAATCGCTTCTAATACTAACGGTTCAACTTTATCAGCATTAGACCCTATTATCTTTACTCCATCATTCTTACAATAACGACATCTAAAATATCGATGTTCTTTTACTGTGCCATCTTTCCTTTGTCTCTTTGATCTTGTCATTGCTAAAACATGACCACACTCAGGGCAATATAAAAACCCTTGTAATGGTGAGTGATTGTGCCATTTATAATCTGTATTCTTGTCCTTAAAACGCTTAGAAGCTTTTAACTCCTGAACCTCATCAAATACATCTTTAGATATTATTTCCTCATGATTATTAACGACTCTTCCCCAGTCTTCTTTAGGGAGATATTTACTCTTTTCTTTTGTTCCATTAACTAATGACTTATCTACTCGGCTATAGATATAAGTTCCTGTGTAAATCTCATCGGCCAGAATATCTATTACGGAAGAGAAGTTCCACGCTGGATTGTCCTTAATTGTTGTGTATCTGTTTGAGTAGTCCATTTTGGTTAACTGAAGCTTTCTTTGAGCTGGTGTAATTATCTCGTTTTCATTGAGATAATCCTTAATTTTCCTTGTAGATAGACCTTCAAGATAAAGTTCATAAATCTTCTTTACCACCCAAGATGTTTCCTCATCTGGAATAATCTTGTATTTGTCCTCAGGATCTTTCATATAGCCATATGGTGGATTCCATGATTGTATTTTTCCTTGCTCATTCAAAGTTTTCTTTACTGCCTTAACTTTAGCAGAAGCATCTTTTGCATAAAAGTCATACATAAGATTCTTGAATTGAACATCAAGTTCAACACCATTTCCAACTTCTTTTGAACTATCATAGCCATCATTAATCGCTATAAATCTTATACCAAGAAAGGGAAAAATATTTTCTAGATAATCACCTAAAGTAATGTAATCTCTTAAAAAACGAGACATATCCTTGACTATAATATTGGTAACTTGCCCTGACTTAACATCTTCTAGTAACCTCTGATATGATGGTCTATTCTCATTAGTACCTGAATAGCCATCATCTATATATTCGACTCTTTCTAAATGCTTTAATTCAGTGTTTTGATTTAAATAGTCATTTAGATACATTCTTTGGCTAATGATACTTTCGCTTTCTTTAAATTTGATTTGGTCTTCAACAGAAAGCCTAATATAAAGTGCAATCTTACTCATTACTTTCCTCCTTCAGACTTTCCATATTAAATTTATAAACCACCTCAAACTCATGTTTATCGTAAACTATTACGTTTTCTACTAAGCTAGCAATTAGTTGTGCTGGTAGCTTTTCAAGCCCTTTCGCTGAAAAAATATCTTTAATCCACCTTAAAGCCTTTCTCTTATCTTTTTTTAGGTTAGATATTTTGATTTCCTGAGCTTGTTTTTCTCTTTCTATTGTTTCTATACGCCCCTGAGTTATGTCCCTTTCTAATAGATAAGTATTTCTATCTATTTTCCCTAGACTATAATTCTCATAGCTTTTTTGAAGAGTAATTTCCTCTTTTTGAATTAGATTATCATACTGGCTTAATTTTCTATTACCTTCTACTATAGCCTCGTCATACTTAGCTCTAATTCTATTACTGAAGCTAGTTTTATTTGTAATTGTATGAATAGCTTTACTAATATCTGTAGCTATCCTCTTATCCAAATCTGCTTCCATAATAAACAAGGATTCTTTCTCGCCAATGCTTCCATTGAATCTCTCATTTCGATAAAGATATTGTAATTGTCTTATCTTATGGCTACTAAAACGATATCTTCTATAGAGTTCTTCACCATCACAGGAAAATACTAAACCTTGAAACCTGTTTTTAGGTTCTCTTTTAAGGTTATGAGCCTTTGATGAAAATACAGACTCTGCTTTTCTTTGCTTACGCTGTGTTTGAATCTTTTCAAAATTCTCCCTAGAAATAATCGCCTCGTGAGTGTTCTGAACAACAATATAGTCTTTCTTTTCAGCACGTTTTTGTTTCTTTCCTTCTGCTAAAAATTGGGATTTAATTCCCTGAACCATATCACCAGCATAAGACTGATTGCTTAGCATTTTGCCCAAAGAACCAACATGCCATTGAGGATCATCGTCTATCCTATAGATTCTCCCAGTTCTGTAATAGGTCATTGGAGTAGCATATCTTTTTTCATTAATATGTTTCGCTACTTCTAATTGACTTTTTCCTTCTAGAGTTAATGCAAAAATTTCTTCTACAATAAAGCGAACATTCTTATCTACTTCAAGCCTTTGTCCACCTTCTTCTTTGATTACCTTATAGCCATACGGTGGTACTGAACCAATAAAAAAACCGTTTTTAGCTCGATTCATTTTAGTAGTCTTTATCTTTACAGAAATATCCTTAGCGTACATATCGTTGATAATATTCTTGATTGTTACTTCAAAAGATTTTTTACTATCCATTTCCTTTATGGTATCCAAGTTGTCATTAACCGATATAAAACGAACTCCTAGAAAAGGAAAGACTTTATCAATAAGCCTACCCATTTCCAAATATTCACGACCAAGCCTTGAAAGGTCTTTAATGATGATACAGTTAATTTTTCGCTCCCTTATTGCTTGCATCATGTTTTGGAATTCTGGACGATTAAAGTTCGTTCCCGAATACTCATAATCCGTATAAACTTCAACTACTTGTATATTTTCTTTTAAAGCATATTCTTGACAAGTCAAAGTTTGCGTTTCAATTGAAGATGACTTATCCCTCCAGCTCTCTGTTCTCTCATTTGAAAGCCTAGTATAGATACCAGCCCTATATTGAGTTCTATTGTTGGTAATTTCTTTCTTTTCTTCAAATCTTCTTGATGTTCTTGCCATTACATACCACCTCCTACTGAAACATATCTAGGAGTTGGATCGATTTTTGAATAAGCTTGGTGGAGAAAGATAGGCTTAGCCAATTTCTTAGCATTTGTTGCTTTATTCTTATCCGCCAATTTTTCAAGTAGATTGACTGTATCAATGTTATTAAAGACAAAATTAATTTGCCTATCCTCTAATACTTCTACCTTATCGATAAAAGTGATGAGCATAGCTCTTGTT